CATTATTACCCATTTTAATAAGAGTATTATTATTAGAAGGTGATACATATCCTTTAGCTATTACAATGTTAGTAGATGATTCTCCATCTTGTATATCTTTACTTACTGTATTTATTGAACCACCACTTTTTAAAGTATCGAGATCCGTTTTACTAAAACTTGTACCACCAATACGTATTGTATCAGCATCGAAATCCCCTGTAGAAGCAGTAATAGAAGTACATATAACGCGTCCAAATGAACCTGTTAAGCTAGCACTTATACTGGTTATTGCAGCTAATGAACCTGTACCATCAGCAATCTCACCACTGCTAGATAGCTGTAGTAATCTTTGATATGTGTCCTGAATATTTTGACCTGTTAAGTTTGCTGAAGCCATCTAGTTTTATAACCATTTTTTATTTTTAGTTTCTAATACCTTTAATACACCACGTACTATTTTTTCAGTATTATTTACCTTATGTTCGTTTAAGTAGGTAGCAATAATATTATTTAGTTTATCTGCTTTAAAGGTAATATTCTTAATGTTTATATCTTCCTTAACAAGTAGTTTAAATACGTTAATTATATGTTCACGTTCAGATAGTAATATTTCACTACCTTTAATATTTTTTACTTTTGCTTCCATAACCGGTCCTTTACTTTGTGATGACTTTACTTCTACTGTAACCTTTTTACTTGCATCAACTTCAAAATTGTTTTTCCAAGGAGTGAAAAAAGTATCCTCTGCTATTACTTCTAATCGTATACTACCTTTTGTGTTTTCTTCGATAAGGCCTTTCAATTTACGAATAGGAATTTTACAATTACCATTAGAGTCTATTTTACCTTTAAAGAGTAAAGAGTAACCATCTGTTTCAACAACAAGTCTTGCTTGCGATTTTTTTAGACTTGCGCCTTCAAGTGCAATACTACACTCGAATAACTCTGATTTATCAGTAAATAATTTGTACATTAGCTTTAATCTCCTCGGCTATCATTTCAACGTCTTTAACGTATGCCTTTATATTTTTTACTTCTTTTCTTTCGTTATACATTTTAATACCTCTACGACGCATAATTAAACGAATAAACTTCTTTTTATCAACTTCCTTTAATTCACCTAATTTTTGTTTTACTGCATCACCGCCACCTGACGATACTTCTAACAATAAGTTCCAAATATATGAGTTATCGTTCCATTTAAAATTAGCTTGCTCCCAATTAATTACTCCATCAGCCATATATAAATATCATCCTTTTTATTAAAAAGTACCACCTATTATACTTCCTGAAGTAGTTAGATTACCTTCATCAGATATTTTTAATAATTCTTCTCCTGGAGATATACCTGGTACACCTGTGTTTTTAAATACGCGGAAACTAGTATCATCATGATTATTTGCACTATCTATTAGTATATCAAAACCACCAACTGTTTTAATGTAAGCAGGGTTTGGAAATATTCCTAAACCAATATCTAACGGAATACCTCCATGCATAGATATATTTGAACCGGTCATTGCATTTGTAACATTTACACCAAAAAATCCATCACGTACATTCATAAATGATCGTGAATCAGGTAATGCCGTAGTAACAGAAGTCTTATCAGCATCATCTAAACCAAAGGTTGCTGTTGCACTACCTGTATCTGGAAACCCTTCTGTAGCAATTTGGTTTGGTAAACCTGAACCACTAGTTACTACATTATAAGAAACAGAAGAACCAGATATATGAGAAAAAGATATGTCATCTGCAGGTGGTTCACCACTTACTAAATTAGTAATAAAAATGTATTTATTGTCAGAACCAGATACTATAAATCGATTTTTACCACGTTCATGGTTTAATAGTGCAGACACTGTATTTGCATGAATGATTGATCCGGTTGTGCCAAGAGGTATATTAACTTCTACTACAGAACTTGAAGGAGTAACCATTGTTACATTTGGTAAATTTTGACTACTACCAGTTGGTTGTCTAGAGCCTGTATAGTCAACACCTTCTGATGCAGTTATCGCAGCATTAAAATAAATTTTAAATGAATAATTGTCAGGCTGTCTAAGATAAAAAAATGAACTAGTTGCATTAACAGGTGCTAATACACTTTGAGATAACGAAGCACCAGACATTGTAA